TAAGAGACAATGTCTAACATCTGTATAGTATAACAGATCTATCAACAAAGATCAATCAACGATACATCAAATTGGTAATAGTACCATTGTTTATGATAACACTGGCATAGACCGGATTGCCAAACGTTATTGGCAAATAGCCAGAGCCTGGATCGGTCACAGTGATAGGTCCAATGCCTCCATCAGATCCTATGCTGGCCACTGCTCGGGCTCCTGCACCATTGCCCACAATTAACACATTTGGTGCAGCCACATAGTTTTGGCCGGTGTTGTTGACTGTGATGCCTGTGACCATTCCGTTAACCACTGTGGCAGTGGCAGTGGCGCCAAAACCTTGGCTTTGATTAAATGCCACTCGAAGCAGTGGATGGAACCCAAGTACATTAAGATAAATGCTTTCTGTTGCATCCAAATACTGTGTTGAATCTGTCACATCATACCAAGGTGCTTCATAGTCCTCGGCTGCCTGTGCTTTGATTGTGCCTGTGTAATGTGTTAGATCCATTTTGATCGTGGTCAGACTGGCACCGTGTGTGGGAATTTGGCTTGAATAAAATTCTGTTGCATGTGCGGCATTCAGTGGCTGCGGTGTAAGAGCCCAGTCAGGCCATTCACTAGGTGGATTTTGCGGCCATGCATTTGGTCCATAAATTGTGGGGATAGTCAAGTTGGCACTGTCCTGGAACTCGGGCAGTATTGAATCTACAATATTACAGTCTGCTCGTGCTTGACTATTAGCATCTGTATATACTGCTTGCACATAGTTGCCCGATGTACGTTGAATACTATAGCTGGCAGGCTGTGCTACCAAATCAATGGTGTCTTCTGTGGTCAGCACTACCTTGACTCTGCCAAGTGCGGCACTGAGAGTTTCCATTGGTTTGCTGAGTAACAGCACATCGCCATTTTGGCTGATCATACGGAACACAAATGTGCTGCCGGTAATGTTTACAGGTTTTTGTTCCTGATTAATAAATTCAAACAAAAGCACGTTATCAACGCCTTTGTTAACTGTTAATTGTTTTGCGTACACTGGATCGTACCTCGCTGTGAAATAGCCACCGCTGGTGTCAATCAATAACACTCTGGTGATTTGCTGATATAAGTAAACGGTGGTGGAATACATAGAACAATATTTATGGGCAATAATATCTTTGACAAATTGACGGAAAAGTATCCGTTTATCACGCTGTGCGTGTATGCAAACGTGGAGTATGTGGGAGTGGTCCAGAACAAGGACGACACAGTCACAACTATCTACGACTTTGGTAGTATACCATTGCAAGAAGATAAAATGAAGTTCCTGGAATTGGCCACAACATGGTGGTGGGAAAGCAACAGATCTATTCCTATCAATATATTTTTACGAGCAGAGTGGGAACAATTTCGTTATACCATTAGAACGTTCGTTAACAAAGATCTAGTGATATTGCACGGACCCGCTTGCAGTCTGTCTGATATTACTAATAAAAAAACCAAAAGAAGATCAATTACATTAGTACGTCGTCTTGATTGAGCAAATTCATGTGTAACGCAACCAACATAGCGTAAGACAAACTATGTGATTTTTTAAATGTATATCCTTGACTATCATCGCCATCCCACACTCCAGCAAACACATCCGGCCAGGGTTGATTTTGTAAGTGAGCTTTACCTGGTCTGATAATTGATATAAACGCTGCCATTTGTGGTATAGTTGTGGGACGCATGTTCTTCAACAGATCAGTATAATTACCCACATGAACCAGTTGTTTTGCCCAGGCAGTATCTTGCCAAAGTCTATCCCATGGTGGGGACGCAGTTAACATCTCTTGATAGTGTTCAGGGTCTTTGATCAACTGATACACACTCATGTTCAAAAAGTCTATCTTAAAATAGCCACGTGCTTCAGCTTCTTCGTATTCTAATGATGCGCATGAATTAATAGGATCTGTTGGAATATCAGTAACATATACCCCTGAATTGTGCCTGCGCACTTGTCCTTGAACTATTTGTCGTGCCGGAGTGTGCCGAATCAATTTCAGCACAAGGTCTCTGTTAGCAAAGTCAATATCAATATCTGCACTCATGGCCGTATTTTTTTAATTGTGCGTTTATATAAGCCTCTTCCAGTAAATCCATTGCATCCTCAGTTGTGCGATTGTTTATTATATCTTGTACTATAGCATCGCACCTAGTTTTACTGTTTACATATGGTTGACGTTGTAAGAATTCCTGATGCATGTCAACTATTCTATCATGCTGATTGTACTGTATTCCTGCCCAAATAGCAAGCTGTTTGAGTTCGCTAACAAACTTATCAGTATCATAGAAACACCCAAACGGAAAAACATACACATCTCTGTCGGCATAGTCAAGCATGGTGGTTTGTCGGTGCATGAATCCTTGTTGATCAGGGTGTTCGAACCCAATTTGAAAAAACTCTCGCAATACTGACCTTGGGCAATCAGGATGGTCAGCTGATAGTTCCCGCAATTCTAAATTATGAACTTGTTCGCACTCTTGACGTATATGCACAGGCAACTGTTCAAACTCCTGTAATGATTTAACATCTGGCCAGTCTGGATCACGAACATTGTTGTAACTAGTTTGAATTTGATTTCTAAAAAATCCATCAATAAGTTTGTCTAGTGTCCATTTATAGTTTGCATTGTTAAGTTTATTGTAAGTGTCAGATTCAAGTTCATTGTTATCATATCCATAGTCTCCTGCTCGTAACAAACTGATCTGGCACAACGGCAGTAGGTCGTTCTCAGTGACTTGTATGCTAACAACTTTATCTGCTAGCTCTTTTCCCAAGTATGAGTAATGGCCAGCATAGAAAACTTTGTTATCAACATAGTGTTTTGAATGAGCCGCACCTGTAGAATTAAATGGTAATTGATCTCCTGTGACACCACACATGGTATTACACACAAATTCAAGATAGTTGCCGTGGGCTCCGCCCTGAAAATCAATCTGAATCATACTGTGACCAATGTTGCTACAATATCCAACTGCTCTTGTGCTTTTTCAAATGCTGTCAGGGCATCTGCTACAGTTGCGTTTGTTTTGGCCAGTTCTTGAATCTTAGCTTCTTTGTTCATTTTTTCTTTAGCCCAATTTACCACAGCCAGTACATCACCATCAAGTTCTATAATAGGGTATGCACTGTTCAGTGTCATCCAACTTGATCCATCATATACTTCTAGGTTGTTTGAATTTCCATTGTACCTAATCATGCCAGCACTGGCATTGCTCATGTTGACGTAAGTGGTAGAAGCATATCCACTTTGAACTCTAATTCCTGCTCCGGCGTTGATTGTTTTGATCATATTACCATCCTGCTTGTTTTAAAATTTCCTTGGCATACTCTTGATCTGCTGAATAGTCATGGAATTTCTTTTGCCATGCGTCTGAGTCAATGTATGGCCAGATCATTGTGATCTGTGTGGTGTCTAAGGTGTTCAAGAACTCCTGCCCCGATGCTGAATTATAGATCACCCAAGGTGATATGCGTCCTGTAGTAACTGCATGGCATAACACATTAGTATTGCCATATCTTAAACAGTCATGTGCTGGGTGTGTGGTTTTTTCACCCCAATCAATGCTGTACTCTATTGCACGGGCCAGAGCATCTGCTACAGCTTCTACCCGTAGATAAAACAACAAGTACTCTGTGTAGATTTTGTCACTGCACCAATTATCAATCTTCTTGTTGTTCTTTAACAACCATGTCATGAACTGTGCAGGATTGATAGCTCGTGTGTTTACGCAATAACGACCAAATTTTACAAAGGCTCGGTAGTAAGGGCTGTCACAAAAGTCCTCAAAGGTTTTGAGTTTAGCCGACCCTTGTGCCATCTCATAGAACTTGATGTAGGCCTGAAAACCAAGTTGTACACCACGCTCACTCTGTTCCATGCGCCTGCGCTTGGGCTCGCACATGTGTACTGCAATAGAGCTTTCACGTGCAAACTCTTTCTTGCAGAACTCACAGGTAAACTTACTTGTTGTCTCGGCCATGTGCTCTAATGTATTGATCAAGTTCTTTTTTGGTTGTTATTGCTGCCATAACCTCTATCTCATCTGGCTTGTAATGTGGAAACAGCTCTGCCAATTGTTTTTTTATTGATCCTGCACCTGCTTCTTTTTTCTTGGGTGCAATCCAGTTGTGTCTTAGTGAGCCCATACCAGGACTTACTGTTGTGGCCATTAGCCATTGCAGTTTACG